GCTGTAAAATATGAAATACAGATCCACAGTGCTTTTATAAATATATCAAAGATGGGAATAGAAACCCAGAGAACATGGGAGAAAGGAATTAATCAAATCACCATCTAATGATGATTTGATTATACGTAATAAATATGTTCTATGTAAAGCAAACGATCAACGACTCATTGGAAATCAGGGTAGAGATCCACGATGACAATGTCTTTACCACCTGCCCAGATTGCGGTGTTGAAATCTGTGTAGACATCTCGGAGTTATTTAGTGATGGAGAAAGCGACCTTTATGGAACTGCTATTTTCTGTCCTGAGTGCAGCAAGTCCAGATTGGAGGGATTTTAATGAAAGAATTAATTCCAAAAGACAAATACGGTATATTTGCTGATGCTCGGGATATTGCTTGGGCAGATAGTTTATTTGTAGCAAACCACTTTGAAAAAGAACACTTTCATGTACTTCGTGATATATCCAAAATCACTGACTCCAATTCTGGATTGAGTAAAGATTTCATTGAATCCAATTATGAGCTCTCCTATTACAAGGATAGTACAGGAAGAAAGCTACCTTGTTATATGATGACTCGCGATGGTTTTACAATGCTTGTTATGGGATACACCGGTCAAAAGGCAATGCGATTCAAAGAGATTTACATCAAACGCTTCAACGTAATGGAAGAGTTCATCACAACTTTGGTTACAGCTCGTAAGGATTTCCCTCTACTGACCGAAAACATAAAGCTACTTCACGAAAAGCCTAAACCTTATCACTTCAGTAATGAATGTGACATGATAAACCGCATTGTAACAGGAATGTCTGCAAAGCAAATCAGGCAAAAGTATGGTCTTGAAAAAGGCACTAGCATCCGTCCATACCTAACTGATGATCAAGTTAAAATGCTCGAGACACTTCAAAAAGTTGACATTGGACTTCTTCTCTCTGTTCCAGACTATGAACAGCGCAAGCGCTATCTGGAATGGTACAAGATGAAGATTGCCGATAAGCCAGCCTAAAGGGGGTTCTACTAATGGGAATTGATAAATTCAACGCAGAAGGTTACTACGACCCTACAGCTTATGATGCCTTAACTAAAATTGAACAAAGAGAAAAGGCTGCTAGAGCCTTTCGTCCACTTGTGTATATTTGCTCACCCTATTCCGGTGATATTGAAAGGAACACCGATTCTGCCAGACGCTATAGTAGATTCGCGGTTGTGATGGGGTGCATTCCCATCGCTCCGCATCTTCTATTTACTCAGTTTCTTGATGATAGTGATCCTGATGAACGAGAACTTGGTTTGTTCTTTGGGAATGTACTGATGTCAAAGTGCTCCGAGGTTTGGGTGTTTGGTAGTCACATTTCCTCTGGCATGAGAACAGAAATCAACTGGGCAAAACGGAAGAACTACCCAATCCGCTACTTTTCATCTCAGTGTAAGGAGGTCATTTAGCTTTATGAAAAAGATAAAAGCAATACAAACTGAATACAAAGGCTACCTCTTCAGGTCAAGGCTTGAGGCCCGCTGGGCAGTATTCTTCGATTTTTGTGGTATTGATTACGAGTATGAACCTGAAGGATATAACCTTGGAAATGGGTTGACCTATCTTCCAGACTTTCTTCTTCACGGCGTAGACGGCAGATCTGGTGGCGATCTTTACGTTGAGGTCAAGGGTCAGATGACCGATGCTGATGCAGATAAAATCAACCGTTTTTATGAGCTGGGAAAAGATGACCCTGATACTTACGGGAAGTCCCAGACAGCCATCCTTGTGGTTGGGAATATTCCAAGTGGTGCAGATATTGATGACATCCTATGGTCCATAGAAAATGAAGCTTACAATGATAACGGCAAGTGGCCCAATAAGTACAACTTCGAAACTATCGATGGGGATTACTTTGCTGCATATCCTGGGATAAACCATAAAGGAAAATTTGAACTCTTCGGTGATGACAGCAACTATCTTTGTGATATGGATTCTAAAGCAACAGAAAAAGCCTATCGTGCTGCTAGACAGGCCAGATTTGAACATGGAGAAAGACCTCGTACGAAGGGAGGTTATTAAATTGAGAAAACTAGCCATTGCCTACGGGAACAGCCGACAGGCAAAAAAATGGGTCAACAAAGAAATCACATTTAATGAGTTAAAAGATAGATTGAAGACTCCAATCCGTACAACGGAATCAGCTGAAGAATATGCCAAGTTTAGCAAAGCTCAAAAGGATGATGCAAAAGATCATGGTGGCTTTGTTGCAGGAGTTCTAAAAGGCGGTCGAAGGAAAATCGACACTGTGGAGCTTCGCTCAATGATTGCCTTAGATGGTGACCGCATTAATAAAGAGTTTCTTGAAAACTATGAAACGAATGCCCAGTATACCTCTGTTCTTTATTCCACCCATAGCAGTACTGAAGAAAATCCGAGAGTGCGCATTATCTTGCCTCTTACAAGAGATGTAACCTCGGAGGAATTTGTAGCAGTATCAAGATATCTTGCACAGATGCTCGGTATGGATTATTTCGATGAATGCTCTTATCTCCCAAACCAGCTGATGTACTGGCCAAGCACTCCATCCAACGGAAACTTCATCTATAAGGAAGTGGACAAGGACTGGCTTAATCCAGATGAAATTTTAACTGCTCATCCTGAATGGACTGATCCTACAAGACTTCCAACTTCATCGAGGGAGAGCAAGGCAAATACAGTATCGCATCAGAAGGTGCAGGATCCTCTTGAAAAGGAAGGCGTTGTCGGGCTTTTCAATAGGATCTACTTCCCCGTCATAAAAGCGATCGATGTGTTTTTATCAGATATTTACGCGCCGACAGAAAATGAGGACCGCTACCATTTTATAGAGTCAAGCAGCATGGCGGGTGTTGAAATCAAAGAAGGTGGCAAGTTCGTTTACAGCCATCATGCCAAGGACCCAGCATATCTTAAATTATGCAATGCCTTTGACATTGTTCGTATCCATAAGTTTGGTGATGACGATGCTAAGAAGTCCTTCAAGAGTATGTGTGATTTTGTCATGAAGATCGATGAGGTGAAAGTCTTTGCTACCAATGAGAAACTTGCAGAAGCTGAAGTGGATTTCACAGATCTTGGTGACGACTGGAAAGAAAAACTAAAGTATCAGCCCCGAAGTCAAGTACTCGAAAACAGCGTATACAACTTAAACCTTATCCTGAATCATGATCCTGATTTTAAGAATTTTGCATTCAACGAGTTATCAAACCGTATCCAGGTCACTGGACCACTTCCATGGGAGAGGCCGGAAGGTAACGTGTTTTGGAGAGACGCCGACACTGCCCAGCTTAAGTCCATTATGGATATTCGCTACCTTCCGTTCTCAAGCAGAAACCACGATGTTGCCTTTACCAAGGTTGCTGATGATAGGAGATTCCACCCTATAAGGGATTATCTTGATTCCCTACCTGCATGGGATGGAGTAAAGCGTGTGGAAGATGTTTTCATCAAATATCTTCAGGCTGATGACACTGAGTATATACGCACAGTGACTAGAAAGACCTTTGCAGCGGCGGTTGCCCGGATATATGTTCCTGGAATTAAGTTTGACTGCGTTCCAGTGCTTGATGGCGATCAGGGTATTGGCAAAAGCACAATTTTGAAAGACCTGGTAACAGCAGACTTCTATTCTGAAACTCTATCCCTTACCGATATGGATGACAAGTCAGGTGCTGAAAAACTGCAGGGTTTCTGGGTGGTTGAAATCGGAGAGCTTGCTGGTATGAAGAAAGCCGATATTGAAAAAGTGAAAGCTTTCCTCTCCACCTCAGATGATAAATACAGACCCTCTTATGGCAGAGTTGTGGAAAGTCATCCGAGACAATGCATCGTCATAGCTACGGTAAATGGAGAGCGTGGATATTTACGTGATATCACAGGAAACCGTCGTTTTTGGATCATTAAAGTGCATCAGAAAAAACAGAAGAAAACCTGGAATTTCACGGAAGCATACAGGCAGCAGTTCTGGGCCGAAGCAAAAGAAATATGTAGTTCAGGCGAAAAGCTATATCTGGAGGGTGACATTTTAGAAGAGGCTGAAAAGGCCCAGAAGGGTGCCATGGAGGCTGATGAGCGTGTTGGCATGGTTGAAGAGTACCTGAATACCTTACTACCAGATGATTGGGATAGCATGGATTTGTTTGGCCGTAGAAACTACCTAAATGGAACCGAATTTGGCAGGCCAGTGCATGCAGGTACTGTTGCTCGAACCTTTGTAAGCAATGCTGAAATATGGTGTGAATGCTTTAATCGCAACCTCTCTGAATTAAAGACCACGGATAGTTATCAGATCGCAGCACTCATGGCTCAGATTCCGGGATGGGAACGAACCAGCAATATTAAGCGTTTGCCGATTTATGGTAGGCAGCGACTTTATCAATATGGCGGATAAAGAACACGACACAACACAAGATTTTCCCTTATATTCAAAATGCTTTTTCTTAAAAGTAGATAGGAAATACCTGTGCACGTACACGCGCGTTAGTAAATATAGGGGAACGCTTGTGAATTTGTGTTTCTTGTGTCAGATGGGAGGTAAAAAAGTGACTGAAAAAATCATAGAACAAAAACTGGTAAAAGCAGTAAAAAACATGGGAGGCATTGCACCAAAGTTTGTCAGTCCAGGTTTTGATGGCATGCCGGATAGGTTAATCCTTCTTCCCGGAGGTAGAATTGCTTTTGTTGAAGTCAAAGCACCCGGAAAGAAACCTAGACCTTTACAACTGGCTAGACATAAGCGCCTTCAGGGTCTTGGCTTCAAGGTTTATGTACTCGATAACGTAGCAGGAATAAAAACAATCGTATCCGACATGGGAGGTGATGCCAAATGAAGTTCATACCACATGATTATCAGCAATACGCAAGTGCCTACATCGTAAACAACCCCATTGCTGCAATATTTCTTGATATGGGCTTGGGTTAGGAAAAACCGTGCTGACCCTCACCTCCATAAGCAATTTACTCTTTGACAGCTTTAAGGTTCATAAAGTTTTGGTGGTGGCCCCTCTTCGTGTGGCAAGAGATACATGGCCTCAAGAACTTGAGAAATGGTCACACCTAGATCATCTAATCTGGTCCGTGGCTGTTGGTACTGAAGCAGAAAGAAAAGCTGCTCTTTTAAAAAAAGCTGATATCTATATCATCAACAGAGAAAATGTCCAGTGGCTTGTGGAAGACAGCGGCATCCCTTTTAACTATGACATGGTGATTATCGACGAGCTTTCATCATTTAAGAATCACAAGGCTAAGAGATTTAAAGCCTTGATGAAAGTCCGCCCCCGCATTAAAAGAATGGTGGGTTTAACTGGTACTCCTACTGGAAACGGACTCATGGATTTATGGGCTGAGTTTAGACTTCTGGATATGGGTAAACGCCTGGGAAGATTCATTGGCAAGTATCGAGACGACTACTTTACTCCAGATAAGCGTAATGGCCAGATCATCTTTAGTTACAAACCTCTACCCTTTGCAGAGGATGCCATCTACCGACAGATTTCAGACATTACCATATCCATGAAGTCCACTGACCACTTAGAAATGCCAGAACTCATTAGTTCAGAGTATCCAGTAAAGCTCTTAGAACCTGAGCGAAAACGCTATGAGGAATTAAAGCGAGACCTGGTCCTTCAGCTTCCCGGTGGTGATATCACCGCAGCCAATGCTGCTTCTCTTTCAGGCAAACTGTCTCAAATGGCCAATGGCGCTGTCTACTCCGATACCCAAGAGATTATACGGATCCATGACAGAAAGCTGGATGCACTAGAAGATCTCATTGAAGCCGCTAATGGAAAGCCAGTCCTTGTTGCCTATTGGTTTAGGCATGACCTGGAGCGCATAACAAAAAGGCTGCAGCAAAATAAAATAAAGTTCTCTCGCCTTGATTCTTCTGAAAGTATTAGGAGCTGGAACAGTGGTGAATTACCAGTAGCCTTAATTCACCCAGCTTCTGCAGGACATGGCCTGAACCTTCAACAAGGCGGCTCCACTCTCATTTGGTTTGGCCTGACTTGGAGCCTAGAACTCTACCAGCAAACCAATGCCCGCCTATGGAGACAGGGACAAACAGAAAATACAGTTGTTGTTCAACACATCATCACAAAGGACACCATCGATGAACGCATCCTAAAAGCCCTAAGAGAAAAAGAATAGCACCCAAGCAGCACTCATCAATGCCGTAAAGGCAGATCTGAAAATCTAAGACAACCCATGACAATCCTCGCCAATCCGAGTGAAATCTAAAATATTCGGAGGGCTGATATGAATAAACAAAACACAAGAGAATACTTCTCAAAAGCTTTTCGCATTGACCATAGGATTCGTAGTAAGTTTGAACAATTGGAATCTTTAAACGCTCTGGCCACAAGAGCCACATCCACTTTGAGTGCAATGCCAAGAAATCCGAACCGGTCAACATCCACAATGGCTGATGCTATTGCTAAAATCATCGACCTGCAGGAAGAAATCAATCAGGACATCATTTGTCTTGTAGATTCGAAACGTGAAATCATGACCATCATCAAGTCCATAGAAAACTCTGAGTACCAGACGCTTCTTGAGAAACGCTACCTTTGTTTTCTAACCTGGGAAAAGATCGCAGTGGATATGTGTTACACCATCCACCATCTCTACAAAATGCATAACGCCGCCTTGGAAGTTTGCAGTAAGATTTTAAACCAAGATACCTAAAACCATAGAATGATACCCACCGCATGTGATTATATGTAAAATGGAGGTTACTAAAATGAGCTACCGTGAAGCTAAAGAAGACAACATCAGAATCTCAAAAGCTGGAAGGATGACCTACTACTTCCCCCACTGCCGCTTCTGTGGGGATGAAGTAAAATCCTTAAACTATCTCAGGGACAGACACTATATCTGTAAGGAATGTAAGCCCCACAAAGAAGTCCTATTAAAAACTGGTATCTTTGATTAGTTGGATACCAAATAACATAGAATGATACCTACGATGTGTGCTTATATATAAAGTGAGCCACAATGTAAACAAGCCTTCATGGGAACACACCATGAGGGCTTTTCTTATGCCCAAAAGGAGGTGCAATATACCGAAATCCAAACGGGAATTGTTTATCGATGAGAGTCTTCCTTATGGATATGAAAACTTAATCTCTTGACAATAGTACGGTTTCGCACTATAATATATTTAGTGCGAAACCGTACTATTTTAAGGAGGTCTTGAAATGAATTACAGAGAAACAATGTCACGATTGAATAAGGCACTAAATAATATTGATTCTGCTTATGTTGTTATAGCCAAAAAATATGGATTAACTTTCAATGCTTTAATGACGGTTTGTTTGATTGATGAATTTGATAATGTCACACAAAAACAGATTTGTGATGCGTTGCATCTTCCGAAGTCTACTGTTCATAGTATTTTGTTGGATTTTATAAAACAAGAGTATGTCACTCTTGTAGTTGGGAGCAATAAGAAAGAGAAATTTGTTGTTTTCACTGAAGCAGGAAGTCGTTTTTTCTCGAAAATCCTTGAAGAAATCCAACTATTTGAGGACAAAGTCCTCTCCACTCTGGGAGATGATGCCTGTTCCTTTCTTCTTGAAACAGCCGAAAAGCTCGGTGATATTATCAAGAATGAAATTGCAAGAATAAGTGATAGCGAGGTGTGATAGATGGAAGTGAAAATCAAACAATTACAAAAAAAAGATTTCACCAAGATTATCGACTTTGCTATCGAGGGAATGCACTTTAACAGATATGTTGATAACAAGCTGGCACTTCGCTTATACGGCAGATATTTTTTATACTTAGAGTTGGAGCGTGCCACACAGGTGCTTGCAGCATACATGGGCGACAAACTTGTCGGCATTCTTATGGCTGACTTGAAAAATGAGCCGAAGCAGTATTCCTCTTTTTGGAGAAAGCTTTATGTGAAAATATTCAAGGCTATCATGGCGATTGTAGTTAAAGATGGTCCTAATATTTATGACGAAGCAAATAAAGCCATGCTTAATGATTACTTGAAAAATGCTAATCCTGACGGAGAAATCTGTTTTCTTGCCGCCGATCCTACTATTCAAGGAAAAGGTATCGGAACACTGTTGCTAGAAGAACTTGGCAGACTAGAAAAAGGCAAGCTGATTTATTTGTATACTGATGATAACTGCACTTATCAGTTTTACGAACACAAAGGTTTTGAACGCTCCGAGGAAAAAGAAATCAAAATGGAACTTGGAGGGAAAACCGTACCATTAACCTGTCTACTATATAGCAAACAATTTTGATTAATTTTTAGCATCTGCAACAGCGGGGCTTTCCTTATGCTCGTAGCAATCTGGGCATTTTTAATGCATTTATAGGGAGGCTTGCACATCTTGCAACACTTTGCAACAAGATACCTCTATTGCATTTGTGTTATTGTTTAATTAGGAAAATAGAATGAATCACGAGCCTTCATGGGAACACCCCACGAGGGCTTTTCTTATGCCCAAAGGGGGTGAACCCATGCCATACAAACCTAAGCGTCCTTGTGCTTACCCAGGCTGCGGTCGGCTTGCAGACAGCGAGCAATACTGTGCCGAGCATAAGAAGGTGATAACAAAACACTACAACCAGTACCAACGTGACCCTGCCTCCAACAAGCGCTACGGCAGGTCCTGGAAGCGAATCAGAGACCGTTACATCAAAGTCCATCCTCTTTGTGAGGAGTGTGAAAGGAATGGACGGATTGTAGCTGCTGAAGAAGTGCACCACATCCTCCCTCTCTCCAAAGGCGGTGGCAATGAAACCAGTAACCTGATGGCTCTTTGTAAGTCATGTCACTCAAAGATCACCGCTGAGAGTGGCGACCGGTGGAATAGCAGAAAATGAACGCATCGCTTCGGCGGTGCTTTTCTATTGGAGGGAATCTATGGAACATGAAAAATCTTGTAAGGTGTGTGGGCAGCGTTTCAAGTCAACTGACCCTAATAGGGTATGCTGTTCTTCTTCCTGCGGTCTTTCATTTGGTCGAAGTTCGCAGAAGAAATATTATAAATGCCAGCATTGTGGTAATCCCTTTTGGAGACCCAATGCTTTTAGAATGAAATATTGCAGTAAGAAATGTCAGGATGAAGTCCGTCTTTTAAAATCACAGCAGCTTAAAGATAGTAAAAACACAGCTAAAGAAAACAAGTTTCATCGTCAGTGTTCATATTGTGGTGAAAATTTTACAACACCATACCCAAAGAAAATATATTGTTCACCTGAATGTGGCTATGCCGGAAGTCTTCGATTAAAACGGGAGCAATGGGCAGAGTCTTTTGTTCCTAAAAAAATTATTTGTAAAGAGTGCGGCAATGAATTTTATACAACACTAGGCGAACCCAGAAAAGAATATTGCTGCGATACTTGTGCAGCAAAATATCATCGCAGAATTGAACATCAAACAGACCGTCACAAAAAGTATATGAACAGATTGAAAAATAAAAGAGAAAAACAAATCAGAGAAGCCTTTGTTGAGGAAGTTTCATACTCGCTTCTGTATAAACGTGATCATGGCTTGTGCAAGATCTGTGGTATGCCTGTTCTCTATGATAAATTTATTGATGACAATTGGAGTGGAACTATTGACCATGTGATTCCTCTCTCTAATGGTGGAGAACACTCGATGACAAACTGTCAGCTCTCTCATAGAATTTGTAACTCTCTCAAGTCTAACGATGATGACGAAAGCTTCTCAATCTCTTGGGATGAGAAGTCAAAAGAAAATAATTACTGGTACAACAAATACCAGAGCTATCATGAGTTAGTTCATTCCCCTTCCGTTAGATGGGGTGCGGGTACCTAAATCCCTACAACCTTTCAATCCGGACAGCGGGCTGGGGTGTCGTGTTAAAAAACGCAGATTCAAACGGGGGTATAGCCCCCACTTTGTAAAGGAGGTGTGATCATTGGCAAAAGACGGTACGAACAGAGGTGGCGCTCGTGTTGGTGCAGGGGCAAAAAAGAAACCTCTGGCTGACAAAATAGCCGAAGGCAATCTTGGTGGTAGGAAACTGACGGTGATGGAGTTTTCCGATACGGCAGACCTTGAAGGACAAGAAATGCCTGAACCAAATAAGATGCTTGAAGCCATACAAAAAGATGGTAAGGCTCTGGTGGCAGGTGAAATCTACAAAGCCACATGGCAGTGGCTGGATAAGCGTGGCTGCGCTGCTCTGGTTTCTCCGCAGCTCCTTGAACGGTACGCTATGAGTGTTGCCAGGTGGATTCAATGTGAAGAAGCCATTACTGAATATGGTTTTCTTGCGAAGCACCCCACCACAGGAAATGCCATTCAAAGTCCTTATGTATCCATGGGCCAGAACTACATGAACCAGACCAATCGTCTGTGGTTTGAGATATTCCAGATCGTCAAAGAAAACTGTACTGGCGATTACAAAGGAGCAAATCCTCAGGATGATGTGATGGAAAGACTTCTTTCTGCTCGAAGGGGCAAATAAAAAAAACAGATGGGAGATAATGATATGAGTAAAAACTACAGAACTGCAGAAAGTGTCTGCAAAGGACATCCAGATAAGCTTTCTGATCTAATCGCTGATAGCATTTTGGATGCTTGCCTTCGCAGAGACAAAGCTTCACGTGTGGCTTGTGAGGTCATGGCTACTAAAGGTAAAATCATCGTGGCGGGCGAGATCACCTGCAGCGAAAAAATCAACATCCGCCTTATAGTAAAAAATGTACTTCGCGAGATGGGATACAGTCCTTGGAAATTTACAGTATTTGTGTTTGTACATCATCAAAGTGTAGATATTGCTGCTGGTGTAGATACAGCACTTGAAGCTAGAAATGGAATTATTGATCCATACGGCTTAATCGGTGCTGGTGATCAAGGCACTGTCTATGGATATGCTACCAACGAAACCCGTGAACTGTTGCCTCTACCTTTACTTCTTTCGCATAGAATCGTAAAGCGTATTGATGAATGTCGCAAGGGAAAAATCATCAAGGGTATCCTTCCTGATGGAAAAGCACAAGTCACTGTTGAGTACGACGGGGATAAACCTATCCGCGTAAAGACTGTAGTAGTTTCTGTGCAGCACCACGAAGATAAAACTCAAAAGAGATTAGAATCAGATATCTTAAACAACGTGCTCTGGCAGTGCTTTGAGGACTTCCCACTGGATGATGATACAGAAATTCTCATCAATCCTTCAGGCAGATTTGTTGAGGGTGGTCCTGCTGCTGATACTGGGCTAACTGGCAGAAAAATCATGGTTGATACCTATGGTGGTCTGGCTTCCCATGGCGGCGGCGCACTCAGCGGAAAGGACCCGACAAAGGTTGATAGAAGCGGTGCTTATATGGCCAGGTACATTGCTAAGAATATTGTTTGGAGCGGGCTTGCTGATAAATGCGAGGTCGCTATTTCTTATGCCATCGGAAAAGCAAATCCAGTTTCAGTAAATGTGACAGCCTTTGGTACGGGAAAAATCAGTGACGAAGATTTAAGTGAACTGGTAAAAGAGATCTTTAACTTGAGACCCGCTGCTATCATTGAAAAGCTGCGTCTTCGAAATGCAATCTACTCTGATACAGCGACCTACGGTCACTTCAACTCCTCTCTCTTCCCTTGGGAGAACGTGGATTTCAATCTTAACTTAAGAAAGGTGGCGAAAAGATATGAAGATTGAAAAACTGAAAACGAAGCTCTTACTTCCCGCTGACTATAATCCGCGTAAGGATTTAAAACCCGGGGATGCGGAATACGATAAACTCAAGCGCTCCATTGAGCAGTTTGGTTATGTTGAACCGGTCATCTGGAACAAGACCACTGGCAGAGTTGTAGGTGGCCACCAGAGATTGAAAGTGCTCCTGGATTTAGGAATGACCGAAGTTGAGTGTGTGGTCATCGAGATGGATGAAGATAAAGAAAAGGCGCTCAACATTGCCCTTAATAAAATCAGCGGCGACTGGGATAAGGATAAGTTAGCCCTACTCATTGCTGACCTGCAGGGTGCTGACTTTGATGTCTCCCTTACTGGTTTTGATTCTTCTGAACTGGATGACCTGTTTAAGGATTCCCTGAAAGAAGGTATTCACGATGATGAGTTTGATGTGGATGCAGAGCTGGAAAAACCCGCCATGACAAAACTGGGTGACGTCTGGAAGCTTGGTCCCCATAGACTGGTCTGTGGTGATTCTACAAAGGCAGAAACCTTCACGCTACTCATGGATGGAAAGCTGGCAAACCTTGTGGTGACAGATCCCCCTTACAATGTAAACTATGAAGGCTCTGCTGGTAAAATTAAGAATGACAACATGGGTGATTCTGCCTTCTATGAGTTCCTACTGGCGGCCTTTACCAATACGGAAGCCGTGATGACGCAGGACTCCTCTATCTATGTTTTCCATGCAGATACGGAAGGTTTGAATTTTAGAAGGGCATTTGCCGAAGCTGGCTTCTATCTCTCCGGCACCTGCATTTGGAAAAAACAATCCCTGGTCCTTGGTAGGTCTCCTTACCAGTGGCAGCATGAACCGGTGCTCTTTGGATGGAAGAAAAAAGGGAAGCATAACTGGTACGCTGATAGAAAACAAACCACCATCTGGGAATTTGAAAAACCTAAGAAGAATGGCTCTCATCCAACAATGAAGCCAGTAGCTCTTGTGGCCCATCCAATTCTTAATTCAAGTCTCAGCAACTGCATCGTCCTGGATCCCTTTGGTGGCTCTGGCAGCACGCTCATTGCTTGCGATCAGACCCAGCGAATTTGTCACACCATTGAGCTCGATGAGAAGTTCTGTGACGTCATAGTCGAAAGGTTTATTTCTGGAGCACAGTCTTCAGACGACGTTTATCTTCTGCGTGGCGGCAAAGAATACCGCTACAGCGACCTCCCTGAAAATAAATAACACAACTATCGAAAGATAGACTTGCTATTAACATCACTTAGAGTGATATATGTAGTAAGCAAAAAAAACAGGGAGGTCAAAACCATGAAAATCAATTACAACGTAACCGGTAACGAACGTAAAAAGCTGGTGAAGCTCATCAGCGAAATCACAGAGGTTCCTTCAAAATACCTTGGGGTTCCATCCTGCGCTTACCAGGTCGGACCTTACCACATCGGAAAAGACGGAGAGCTAACCTTTGACACCGAAGTGGCTCAGGACGATATCAAGACGCTGATGAAAAAGCTTTTAGATGCAGGGTTTGAAGCTGAGGTAGATGAACCAGCTCCTGCTGAAGCGGAACCCGAGGAAACCGGACTCATCATCCAGATACCAAAAGACTCCCTCTCCGACGAAGACCTAGAGAAGCTAGCCAAACTACTAGAAGCAAAAGGGAGTCTCATCAAGAAAGCACTGGGTGTGGATGCCCTTCCCATTGAAGCCGATGAAGAACGCATTAGCTTCCCTTGGTTTTCAAAACTGCCAAACCCTGACGAGATAAAAGCCTACTCCCAGTTCATTACAAAGCTGTGTGAGATGGCGAAAACCCAAAAGAGAATTACTGTAAAAGAGAAAGAAGTCGATAATGAAAAGTACGCATTTAGGTGCTTCCTTCTTCGCCTCGGATTTATCGGAGAGGAATTCAAAGCCCATAGAAAGATTCTTCTTCAGAACCTCTCGGGAAGCAGTGCCTTCAAAGGAGGTGCTCCAAATGAAACCGATCAGTAAAGAAAGACTGGCCCACCTACGCAAGCAGTACCCCGCTGGCGCCAGGGTTCAGCTCCTTTGGATGGATGATGTGCAAGCACCACCAACAGGCACAAAAGGCACCGTGTGGGGCGTGGATGACACAGGCTCCATCATGGTTAAGTGGGATAACGGCAGCAGCTTGAATGTGGTTTACGGCATTGATTCCTGCAAGGTAATCGATGAAAAATCCAGGGAGGAGGCATAGCAATGAAGGCACTATTTGGTCGAAAGTTCTACAACCTTAAGGAACTAAAAGAAGCAACTGAAGAGGCAAAAGAAGATGGCGTCATTGGTTCTGATTACACTGTGATTCGAGAAGTGGAGCTTAGTGATTCAGAGTTTAAGAAGTTCACCAGTGATTTTCTAGAGGACCAGCCCTGGATCAAGAAGTCGGATGGCGGCACTAACGAAAAAGGTGAGCTTAGGTGTATTAGGGTCATTAACAAAGACACCGGTGAAAAGATACTCACCAATCCTGAAGGCTACGACTATCCACGCTACTGTGGGATTGAAGACTAGTCTTCAGGCCAGAAACTTGCTCTATTACTACAGAAATGACTTGCTATTATTCTCGTTTAGAGTGATATATGTAATACCAAAACAAAACCACACTAAATGGAGGATGAGAACATGAAAGAAATCAAAGTGTTTGAAGAGGCCAAAGCAACCGGCGCAAATTTTAAGGAGTCTGGAATCAACAGCACCATGTACTGGGCCTATGAAAGAAGCAAGGAAGCGGGAAACGACACCATCGACTTTTCCGAGGTCATTTGGGATTACGACATCGAACCCATTGTTAAAGCCTGCAAAGCCTACGGAATTGACCACATCACCATTTCTAGCACCTTTTCAGGGCTGATTTCAACCTTAGCCGAATTTGAAAAGCACGGCTGCAAGATGGACGGACTTACCAAGGTTAAGACAAGCTACACCGACTGGCAGACCGGCGAAAAGCAAATTCTACCAGCGATCTTGGTTAGGATTTAAGGGGGTTAGACCATGTGGAGAGAAGGTAAAATCGAAGTCGAGAACAGAACCATACATTACTGGATCAAAAGCTTTGACTTAGGCTCCCCTTACGGCATTGATGAAGGTAGAATTTCAAAACTGATGCTAAAGCGAGATGGCCAGATCATTGCAAACTTTGATAGAGGCTGGGACATTGAACCCATCGATGAAAATGCAAAGGCTGCACTTGAAGTTTTGATGAAGAAATACAATTAACAACAAGAGAAAAACGCATAACGGAATTGGGCTGCATAGCTCTTTTCCTCGTTACAGAAGACCTTAGGGTCTATTTTTTATGTCTTTTTAAAGGAGGTGTCCGCATATCCGAAAACTAAAGAAGTATAAACCAACCACTTACATGGCGAAGGATTCCCATTACAGCAAGGAGATGGCGGACTATGCAGTTGGTTTTATTGAATGCCTCTCCCACACCAAAGGAACCTGGGCAGGGAAGCCCTTTGAATTGATAGATTGGCAAGAACAAATCATCCGGGATTTATTTGGAACCATCAAACCAAATGGCTATCGTCAATTTAATACAGCGTATGTAGAGATTCCAAAGAAGATGGGAAAAAGTGAGCTTGCGGCGGCTGTTGCCCTGCTCTTAACCTGTGGGGATAACGAAGAACGTGCTGAGGTTTATGGCTGTGCTGCAGATCGTAACCAAGCCTCCATCGTTTTTAATGTGGCTGCTGATATGGTACGTATGTGCCCAGCCTTATCCAAGCGGGTTAAGATTCTGGACTCACAGAAAAGACTTATCTACCAACCTACTGGAAGCATCTATCAAGTGCTTTCAGCAGATGTTGGAAACAAACACGGCTTTAACACCCATGGCGTTGTCTTTGATGAGCTCCACACACAACCAAACCGAAAACTCTATGATGTTATGACCAAAGGTAGTGGTGATGCCAGGATGCAGCCTCTATACTTTCTAATCACTACCGCAGGTGATAATCAAAATAGCATCTGCTGGGAGGTTCATCAAAAAGCACTAGATATTATGGCAGGAAGAAAGAATGACCCTACCTTCTATCCAGTGATTTATGGTGCAGATCTTGAAGATGACTGGTCCGACCCAAAGGTATGGAAGAAAGCAAATCCATCCCTTGGTATAACTGTCAGCATGGATAAAGTAAAAATGGCTTATGAGTCTGCTAGACAAAACCCCGCTGAAGAAAACAGCTTCAGGCAACTACGACTTAACCAGTGGGTTAAGCAGGCTATTCGATGGATGCCTATGGATAAATGGGATGCCTGTGCTTTTCCGGTTAATCCAGAAACACTCAAAGGTCGCGTTTGCTATGGTGGGCTGGATCTTTCTTCATCCACAGACATAACAGCCTTTGTACTTGTCTTCCCTCCACTGGATGAAGATGATAAGTATGTAATACTCCCTTACTTCTGGATACCGGAAGACAGCATTGATCTTAGGGTTAGACGGGATCACGTCAATTATGATGTGTGGGAAAAACAAGGCTTCCTTTTTACCACAGAAGGTAACGTAGTCCACTACGGATTCATTGAGACATTCATTGAGGAACTTGGAATGAAATATAACATCCGTGAGATTGCCTTTGACCGCTGGGGAGCAGTTCAGATGACACAGAACTTAGAGAATTTAGGATTCACCGTTGTCCCTTTTGGTCAGGGATTTAAAGACATGTCACCGCCAACAAAAGAATTAATGAAGCTGACTTTGGAAGAAAAAATCGCTCACGGTGGTCACCCTGTTCTCCGCTGGATGATGGATAACATTTTTATTAGAACCGATCCTGCTGGCAATATCAAAGCAGACAAAGAGAAATCCACAGAGAAGATTGACGGTGCTGTTGCCACAATCATGGCTCTTGATAGAGCGATTCGATGTGGTGGAGAAACTGGTAATTCTGTCTATGATGATCGAGGACTACTCGTATTTTAGGAAAGGAGGTTGATGCCCATGGGAATACTGCAAGGAATATTCAAGGCTAGAGACAAGCCTAAAGACGCTCTTGGTGGCAGCCGCTACAGCTTCTTTTTTGGAAGCACCAGCGCTGGAAAACCAGTCAATGAACAAACCGCCATGCAGATGACAGCAGTGTATAGCTGTGTGAGAATCTTATCTGAGACTCTAGCTGGTCTACCGCTTCATGTTTACAAATACAATGATTCAGGCGGTAAGGAGAAAAACCTAAAACACCCTTTATACAAGCTTCTTCATGATGAACCAAATCCTGAGATGACTTCTTTTGCGTTTAGAGAGACGCTGATGAGTCATCTTTTATTATGGGGAAATGCCTATGCTCAGATTATTCGAAATGCAAGAGGTGAAGTGATTTCCCTCTACCCATTAATGCCAAACAAAATGACTGTCGATCGCGATTCAAGT